CGCACGGTGCTTTGGTACAACACCACCACGGTCGAAAACGACCGTGGTCTCCTACTATCAGATGGAACCGTCCGATGGAGAAAAAGCGATCTTTGACTCACCTTGGTGAAACCAAGTATGTCAATGATATGGGGTCCAATGGGACCTCACCCACTTATGGGACTAATTCTCCGGTTCAGTCCGTGGAAACGACTGAATCATGGGGACACGCCTGGCCTTCAGCCGGCGTGTCGACAAAGGATTTAGGTGGTAATTTTACCACGATGAAAGTGAGTTTTGCCAAACTTGAACCCCATAGTGTTTCGTCTTTACGACGCTATGGCTACAAGTATGACGGACCCGAATGGGCCTACTCACCTTATCAGGCAATAAAGAGCGGTCTTGCTGCAGTCCAACCGACATCAGATGCGAATCTGATGTCGCTGGGCAGCAAAGCAATCGCTCAATGTATACCTACAAATCCTGTCGCCGACGCAGGTACTTTCATCGGAGAGCTAAAAGAGGGATTACCCAAATTAGTAGGCAAAGAGCTATTCAAGTCCAAGTTTAAGGATTACCGTAAATACGGCTCCGAATTCTTGAACATTGAATTTGGCTGGAAGCCTCTTGTCTCCGACCTCCAAAAGTTCGCCGAAGCAGCGACACAATCTGACAAGATTATATCGCAGCTTCATAAGGACTCTGGAAAGAACGTGCGTCGTAGATTCTCATTTCCGGACGAAGTCACTTCGAAGGAACAGAAATTGACCGCCTACTCCGATGTGGGTGGCGTGTCAATCTATGGTGGCCTTCGAAACGGCTCAGGGACGCTCACGATTAGCACAGAAACTGTGACTAAAACGTGGTTTTCGGGGTGTTTTACCTATCATATCAATCTGGGAACTACGTTACCAGACAGGTTGAATAGGCAAGCCGCCGAGGCTAGGAAACTATTCGGTGTCGAGCTCACGCCCGCCACCGTTTGGAACCTAGCACCCTGGAGTTGGGCCGTTGACTGGGAAGGTAACATTGGCGATGTTTTGCACAACGTCAGTCGCTTCTCTCAGGATGGCCTGGTAATGCGGTATGGATACATTATGCAGCACAAGTATGTGCGGCACGTATACACCCTCAAGGGAGGTGGCGTGTGGTCTTCAGACCCACGCCCCCTTGAGCACACGATGGTCGTTACTTCAGAAAGTAAAGTCCGTCGTGCGGCAACCCCATTTGGTTTCGGCTTTGACATGACCGCCCTTAGTGGACGGCAGTCTGCCATTTTGGGTGCACTGGGAATATCCCGGGCACCTAGGAAGGTTTAACCACCCTTCCGGCAGGTTACACACTCTCACAAAGGGTGTTAACTTGTGTCAATGTCACCTTATAAGGTGACGACAACAAATCAACTGAAAGAGTAATGCCATGTCTTTTGCAGATCCCCAGTCCGTTACTGTCAATGCGGTCGCGATTTCTATGCCTCGTACAAGCTCCGGGGTTAACTCCGGTACCTTTACGTCGGCCGATGGAAATTCGCGTATGTCGGTTGCGCACGCCTATGGCAAGCGCACTCGACGCACTATCCGCCTCGACAGCTCCAAGATTGCCGCGGATCCGTTGCTCCCAACGCAGAACGTCAAACTGTCCAATAGTGTTTACTTGGTCGTTGACGCTCCTATCGCTGGGTTCACGAACACCGAGCTGAAGCAGTACGTGGACGGCTTTCTGGCCGCACTCACTGCTTCTTCTGGAGCGAAGATCACCCAGCTTCTGGGTGGCGAGAACTAACTCGCACTACAAGGCCCGTAAGGGTCGAGTAGTCTCTTCGAAGGACTCATCTGTAACACATGGCTATGGAAGCACGAACTCATATTAGGAGCCGGCTTGAAAAGCCTTATGTTACTCTGGCAGGAGGTAGCAAGTGAACTCGCTACCTGGTGTTGCACTAGCACCAGTTTGGACTACAAAACTGTCCAAACTCGCGTCAAACACGAAGGTGAATCGTTTCTAACGATCACCCTACCGAACTTCTGCACCGACTTCCAAAAAAGTCTAGCTGAAGGTCGAGTAGATCGCAACCAGTTTCAAGGTTTTACCTTTTCTGGTAGTCTCCCCCGATTCCTCGGAGGTTTCTTCGATCTTGTGTTTGACCGTGGTACTGGTCTTATCCTTGATAAGCCCAATGTGGATGCAGTCTTCGCCATTCGCCAGCTTACGCTGATGTTTGGGAAGATACTCCTTCCCTGCAGTGATGCTAGGAAGGACGCAGCCATTGAAGGCTATATCAAGTGTGAGCAGTCAGTTAAAGACTCGGACGCTAATCGGAGACCTCAGGAAACTGAGGACTTCGCTCGTATCTCGAGGCTACTTTGGGCGGACTTATTTGCGAAGGTGGATAACACCATTGCAAATTTCGAAGTTCTCCCAAAGCACGGACCTGGTTCAACCGCTGATCGACTTAAGGGTAACCAAAAGTACAATCAGTCGGAATGGACCGATAGGCTCGAAAAAGTGTTTCCCGCGGGTAGTTTTCTACTTCCGTCTTGGAAATACATCGATAACCTCAACCGTATTAACTGGCTCGAACCCGGACAAGAGCGACCCGTCAGGGTCGTACTTGTTCCTAAAACGCTCAAAACGCCTCGAATAATTGCCATTGAACCTACTGCGATGCAATATGCGCAGCAGGGAATTCTGGAATCGTTCGAGAAGGCTATCTTGACAGATGACAATGCCAAGAACCTTATTCAGTGGAAGAGTAACGTTCCTAATCAGAACCTAGCTCTTCTAGGCTCCCAATTTGGGGAGCTAGCCACGCTCGACTTGAGTGAGGCCTCTGACCGCGTTTCGAATCAGCTTGTACGTACTATGTTTCGGAATCACCCGCACCTTCAAGATGCGGTTGACGCCACACGTAGCCGGAAGGCTGAAGTTTTGGTTAAAGGCGAAAAGAAAATCATCCGCCTTGCCAAATTCGCGTCTATGGGTTCAGCTCTCTGCTTTCCCGTTGAATCTCTCGTCTTCATGACGGTGATCTTCTATGGGATTGAGAAAGAGCTGATGAGACCATTGACCATAGACGACGTTAAGTCGTTCTATGGCCAGGTGCGCACGTACGGGGATGATATTATTGTCCCCGTGCGCTATGTGCGTTCGGTTGTTAGCAGCCTTGAGACTTTTGGGTTCAAGGTAAATGCTAGCAAGTCTTTCTGGTCTGGTTATTTCAGAGAGTCTTGCGGAAAGGATTACTTTATGGGCGAAGACGTTTCAGTCGTTCGCGTCCGTAGAGAGTTCCCAACACAGCCGAGTAACGCTCAGGAGATTATCTCGATCGTATCACTCCGTAACCAACTCTATAAACGAGGGTTATGGAAAACGACGAGGTACCTCGACGACGTAGTTGAGCGGATTATTCCGTTTCCTGCCGTCGGAGAGAATTCTCCTATCTTGGGCAAGCATAACTATACCGGTTTTGAAACTGGCAAGTGGTGCCCCGATCTTCATAAACCTCTTGTCAAGGGTATGAAGGTCGTCAGCAAACTCCCGTCTGATAAACTGGAGGATGCTGGTGCCTTACTTAAGTTTTTCCTTAAGCGCAGCGAAGAGCCATTCGTTGACAGGAATCATCTTGAGCGTTATGGACGCCCTGAGTCCGTCGACATCAAGCTCAGGTGGGCCTCCGCGGTTTAAGTAACCCGCGGAGGTGTGGTAACCAATCCACATGAGGAGGACCAAATGGTACCTCTATGGAGGTGCACTTGGCAGTGCACCTCCTCACCC